AGTCGCCGTAACATACCAGTAACAGCCGAAATCTATTCCGAGTTTTCTGCACTGCCCGATATTGCGTCTGAAGTAAGTGTCCTCATCCGTGCGTATGCCGGCACGGATAATTACAAACTTTACGCCTGCCGACACAGCCGCCGTAAAATCGAACTGCTCCTGCGCCCTGCTGATGTCAATGCCCTTGATTTTTAACATATTATTCTTCCTCGCTTTCGCTCTTATTTTTAATCTGTTCCATTATGTTGGTTAACTTCTTCGGCACCGGAAGCCCCAGTGCGGCGGCATTCTCGATAATGCTGATACCCTCGTTTGCAATGTAGAACAACATCACGGCCGACATTGCGGCAGGCGTTCCACCGAGTATGTAAGTATCGGCAATATGGCCAACTGCTACAAAGACCAGTATCAGAAACTTCTTTGCCAGACCTCTGAAACCGACTTCTGAAGATAATCGCTTTTCTATGACCGCCACAACCACGCCTGTGATATAGTCCAGTGCCATAAACGCAATCAGTGCCCAAAACAGCCCCGTAACCTCTCCGTACATAAAGCCTAAAACCGCTCCGACAGCACCTGCTATGCTGTCAATAATTATCTGTATCTTGCTCATTTTTTCGTCCTTTCTGCCTATTCGGCGCTGTTTGCTTCTTCTTTTCCCTGCTTTGCGAGTATTGCGAGCGCTTCCTCACTGTCATCTGGGATAATTCTTGCGCCCTCCATTACTGCGTCCTCAGTTTCGATGCCACCGAGGATAAACGTTCCATCCGGAAATATCTGCATTTTCATCACCTACGCTCTCTTGTTAGTGTATTTTATCATAAATGACAGGGTTTTTGTTCCTGTCAATGACATCATAACGGTGCCGTTCTCGATTTTCAGATGCTCGACAGAATCGCCGACTGTCAGCACATCTCTGTCGTAGAATGTGGCACTTGTCAACGTCAAAACAATACGGTTTCTGATAGGGCTTGCGTTGTTGTCATAGTACGGCTCAATCTCTACCTGATTGTAGCCTTCGCCGTATGTGGCATAGTCAAAACTTTTGGGTAATTCTGACGTTACAGCGCCATATATAACTATATCCGTATCACACATCCACGCTCGCCATATATTATCGTCACACCAGCGTGTGTACGACCGCTTTCTGGTAACGGACGTGTACCTTTGGACGCTGTTAAATGCGTCGGCATTTACATAGCGGATATTGTCAACAGTAAGCTCAAAAGGCTCATTTGCAGACACGGGACGGTTTGATATATTCTGTGCAGATGCCGATGTGCAGAAATACCGCTGACTCTTGCCTTTGTCTGATGCCGTGTTCAGCGTAATATCGTTTAAATCAATAGTCTGCCCGGTTATTTCTGTAGCTTTGAGGTAATCCTTGCTATCAAGTGCCATCTGTGTCGCTGTCGATACAGGCTTGTCTATATCTGCGGTGTTGTCTACATTGCCAAGTCCGACCTCGCTTGCCGTGTACACAGGCTTGCTTTCAGCCTTTGCCCAGTCCGCTATATCCGTGTTTTTCAGATATGCCGACAGATTAACCGAGATAGCCCCGTCAGCCGTTACCGATATATTATCGCCTATCTTCACGCCGCCGAGCGTGTCGGCAGTCGCTGTAGGAAGAACATACCCCACACCGCCATCGGCTATCACTTTCCCTGCGACATGCAGATTGTATTCTCTATCAACCCACAATGCGTCAAAAGGATTGTCGGCTGTTCCACCTCCGATTACAAATCTTGCATTAGTTTCTTTGTTATACATGCCGAAGGCAACCGTTTGCAAATACGCCTTTAAGCCAGTGCCAAAAGCGTAACTGTTGTTAACTGCTTGGCTCTGACTTCCAATTGCCATTGAATCGCTTTTTGCAACACATTTGTATCCATGTGCAATTGCATAACCTCCTGTTGCTTTACTTCCTGCGCCGCTAACAATCGAATAATCACCACTTGCAGTGTTATCTTTACCCATCGCATAAGAACATTCGCCGCTTGCTATGCTTAACCAACCTTCTGCGTGCGAATGATTACCGCTTGCCGTGCATAATTCTCCACCTGCATAAGAACACTTGCCACTTGCCTCGCTACTAAGCCCTCCTGCGTGTGAATAATTACCACTTGCTGTACAGCTTCCCCCTTCCGCATGAGAAGCATAGCCTGTCGCTTGAGCCGATTTGCCCTCTGCGTGAGAGCATTCGTTACCAGCTACACAATCCTTTCCCTCAACGTGTGCTACTCTTGCACCCTCAGAGACATGACTATTGTTTCCCTCTACATGACACATTTGCGTATCATATTCTGCAAAGCAGTTAACACCTTCCACGTGATTTAATCTGCCCCAACAGTTGTTCTGCCTGCCTTCTATGTGGTTGTATGACGCTTTTTTATCTGATGGACACGATGTTCGGCTTGCTTCTGTGTTTTGTGCGCCTTCGATGTGCGTTGCCCAACTATGTGTAGCCCCCTCGCTTTTCAGATTATTTTTATAACCTTCAACGTGCGAATAATTGCCGCTTGCCGTATTGCCACTGTAATCATTGAATATCTCACTGGTCTTGTCGGTATCGGCAAACTTTCCGACACCGCCGGCATCAGAAGCCGTTTTACCAACCCCATCAAGACGTTTTTCCATCTTGCTTTTTACTTGCACAGGCATCTTGTTTATTGTGCTTGCTTCCGTCGCTACTAAAATTGCCGCCTCAGATGCGCTCGCTGTTGCCTCATCCGTCAGTTCCGCAAACGCACAGCTTACCTTATGAGCCCCTCTGTATTTCCATACAAGTGATGTCGGGAAGAAAGCTATTGTGCGGTTTACATCTATCTTTCCTCCATTACCGCAAAGCGTATCAAAGCACTCAATAGCAGGATTTCCGTTGAAAGAAAATTCCACACGGCGCAGTGCGATATAAATTGTGTCCGCACACGCTTCAAAAGCTGTCTTACGTTCAGCGTCGGATACAGAACGCAAAAGCGGATTTTCGGGAAGAAACAATGTCGCTTTTCTTGCAATCGTATCCTCAAGCGCTGAACTGTTTGCATACACATACTGTTCACCGTCAAAGGTTGTAGAAAAATACTTCGTCAGCGCTCTGAGGTCAAAAAACTCCGTGCCGGTACGCTCATACCCCTCGACCGTATAGTCTGCGTCATATACAAGCACACCGTCAACGGTTTTCTTCTTTTCCTTGAGTTTAACAATTTCGAGTTTGCCGTATCTGTTGATTCTTGCCGATGCTGCCATAAGCGCACAGCACCACTCTATCAAATCTCGGTACGTCTGCACGGATGAAGAAACCGTTGAATCCACTATCAGATTGTAGTTCGGATATGAACTGAAATCTGTTGTTGCAAGCGTTATTCCGACATCTGCGGCGAGATCCTTTATGTGCTGCTGCACCGTCTTTTTTCCACCCGAATACGCCGATATATCAACGTCAAACTTTGTGCTGTCATCAAAAGCCGTCAGCTTGTGGATACTGCCCTTGCGCTTTGTAAGGCTGTTATCTACCGTGAATACTCCGAGCGGAACACTTTCCCAAGTACCGCCTGCAAGCTGTATTTCGTATTTCGGCGTTATCCTTGCATTCGCATAAGTCCTTGACAAAAAGTTATTGTCATACACCGTTATATCAAGCTGATTTGTGTAGAACGTACCTATTTCAAAGGTATCACCCGATACAAGCTGTTCTTTCAGCGTGACGCTGTTGTTAACAATAATATCATCGGTTATGTTTATCGTTTCGCCGTCACAGAGTTTAATTGTACCTGTAATGCGTTCTGTGCGGTTTTTATCCTTAATAGCCGCCATGTAAGCGACTGATACATCAAGCATAGAATCACCTCTTAATATTCGATAAAGTTTACGCTTAAATCCCACAGTGTTTCTGCGGCAGTGTCGGCGTTAAGTACCATAGTTGCGCTTCTGTCACCGGCATACATCGTGCAGGTCTTTGTGCTTGCTGTGGTCGGGTCGAAAAATGTTGCAGAAAACGATTCGGGAGAAATCGCATTTGCTATAGCGGAAAGCTGCGACCTGTTCACCCTCCACGTTACCTGTATCTTGTACACGCCCGCTCTGATACGGTTGCGGAACATCACGCCTGTTTCACTTCTGCCGCTGTCCTCACTGTCAAGATCGGAACATTGTACAGCGTATGAGCGTGGCGATATCGGCGTGAAGCTGCCGAATTTTATAAGTGTCTGCATATTAACTCCTTCCGTTAAGTCTGCGGTTTCTGACAGCATTATAGCGTGCTACGGTTTCACCGACCGTATCTCCGTCTATATCGACCGTAACGTGTATATCTGCGGACTGACCGCCTGTACTGTCTGACATAGCCGAGCGTACAGCGTTATATATTGCTGTTTCTATGCTTGACGAGTTCGCAACTGCGGTACGGTTACCGATAGTGCCGACAAGCTCAGGTCCGGCTTCGTTAGCTATGAATAAGTCGCCATAGTCGGGAAATCCGCCGTCGGCGTATTTTTTTAACGCTAAAAGTCCTAAGCCACCCCAGGTATCCGGGCTGTTAATCTGCCCGCTTTTCTGTAGTTCTTCATACGCTTTCTGCGGATCGTATGTGCTGAACTGCTTTACCGCATAGAGCGCTTCGTTGGAGGTAAGTCCGTTCTTTTCAAGAGCCATGTTCCACGCCTCAGAAGGATCGTATCCGGAACGCATATATTCGTTTGAATCAAGCTGTGCCAGGCCTATAGAAGTTCCGTATTTGCTGGAAAGGTCTATTTCTTTGAGTTCATCTGCGTGTGTCATTTCATAAAGCCCGGCGCCTACACTCTGCCAGAAGTTAGACCAGCCTTTTCCGAGATCACCGAAAAGGCCTTCAAACATACTGTTTATCTTTTCAAGTCCACTAAGCAAATCACCGTTAGCAAATTTATATATACCTTCTCCAATGCCTTGCCAGAAATCAGACCAACCTTCCCCCAAATCGCCGAAAAGTGATTTAAACTTGTCATTAAGCCGCACCAAAGCATTGTACTGCTCCGTTTCGTTGCCGTTGAAAATATTATAAATATCTTCACCTACACCTTTAAAGAATTCTACAAATTCTTCTCCGAAAAGATCCGTGATTATCTCGTTTGCCTTATTCAGAACTCCCGATAAACCGTCAAGCAAACCGTCAAAATCAAAATTCAAGCCTAAAGATGTTTCTAAAGATGTTCCGCCGACCTGCTCCTGCACATTGCTCATTGCTTCCGCAAGGCCCTCCGCATTCTCAACATCATCGCTTGACACCACGCTCAAAGCAAGCGTACCTGAATTTCCCGACAGTCTGTTAAGCTCGTCAAAGCCTGCAAGACTGCGTTTTACACTGTCTGTTAGATTATCTGTGCTTTCTGCAACATCATCAACGCCCTCAGACGCATCGCTTGCCGCTTCATTTTCTTTTTTCAGCTTTTCGGAGCTGTCCTCTACGCTTTCTGTCCCCTTGTTTGTCGCCATACCGAATAATGCCAGCGCACCGACTATTATTCCTATCCAGCCCATAGTCGCTTTTAAAGCACTTGCAAATGTAAGCTGTTTTGGTATCAGAAATGCAAGCACACCGCTGTAAGCCGCTTTTGCAGCAGCCATAAGCCTTGTTGCCATTGTCACGGCGGGTATTGCCACAGCCATACCGATAGCGATTTTCAGCATTGTCTGCTGTGCAGGCGTTGCCGCTTCAATCTTCGCTTGTATATCCGCTACAATACCGCCAAGCCCTCCGACAGCTTCTGCTACCGTCATTATCACGGGCTTTAAAGCGTTAAAAGCACCCGACAACACAGGAAGTACGCTCTGAACAAGCGGCAGGAGCGCTGTACCGGCTTCTGCCGCAAAATCCTCAAGCTCTGCCTTGAATGTCGTAAGCGCACCCGAATAGGTATCGTTTTCCTTTGCGTAGTTTCCTGCCGCATAGTCCGACTTATCAAGGAACATCTGCATAGCGGCATTGACCTTCTGCTGTGTGGTAGAGAGCTTTCCAAGTCCCTTTTCCTGTGCGTATATCTGCAGGTTCGTGTCGTTTATGGCAACGCCTAAGTTGTCCATCATGGTAAAGTTGCCCTTTGCCATGCCTGCAACAGCTTCCATGGCGCTGTCAACGGATATACCCATGATACTTGCTACATCAGATGCTCGTTGCATAGACTGCGTTACCATATCGGCAGACTGTGCTACCGAAAAGCCCGAGCCCTGAAAGAGCGAACCCATTTTTGTGGCGGTCGCAAGATACTTGCTCTGTGAAAGTCCAAGCGAAGAAGCGGCAGTTTCTGCGGTTTTCTGAATCGTGCCGGCATAATTCTTGAATACCGACTCCGAACCGCCTATGTTCTGCTGAAGGTCTCCTGCAAGACTTATAGCTTGCTTGACCATATCGCCTATCCCAAGAGACGCAAGACCGGAAGCAAGACTTTTGAAAGATTCCATAGCGCCGGCAGAAGTATCTTCGCTCTGCTTTTTCACGTTCACAAGATTATCGTTGACCTGTCTTATCTTACGGTCAAAATCATCCTTGTTTGCACTGACTATAACGTTCAGTTCTTCTACTGTCACTTACTGTACCTGCCTTTCGTAGCCGCCGCATATTCAGCCATATTCTGCTTTGATAACTCCCAGTCCGACACAGGTATTCCCTCCGACTTATCACGCCCGTACAGCTTAGGAAATGCCTTTTCAATGCTGTGCGGATATTGCCTTGGAGCGTTGACACCGATGGCAACAAGCTGACCGATGCTATAAGCAAAGGCACACATCAAGCGTTCGTTAAGCTCGGTGTGTGCCTTGTCGTATTCATTTTTTGCCTGTATCGCCTGCGTTATTTCCCGTACCGATAAGTCCCAGAAATCTTTATGTGTTATTCCTGCCGTCAGTGCCGGGCGGTAAAGATTAGTTATCAGCTCTCCTGCACTGCTAAACTCTCTGCCTTTTCTGCGAGCGCCAGCAGTTTTTCTGCCTGCTGACGCTTGAAAAAACCCGACACCGTAAGCGTCTTAAAGAGTATTTCCGCCATATTCGAAAGGTCGCCGCCTGCGTCTATGTAATCGTCATAGATCTCCTGCGCCTTTCTGACGTCAATATTCGCCTGGAAGCGATTTAATGCGCCCCACAGATACAGCGTTACTGTTTCGAGCTTGTCAAAATCCGCCATACCCGCAACAAGCGACTTGCCTGTTTTCTTCTCAATCTCGATTGCCGATGAAGCCGAGATTTTGAGCTTGTACTCGGTATCACCGATTTTCAGTGTTTCATAGGGTAATCTGTTTTCTTCCATTTTAATATCCTCCGTTTAATTTTAAGCATAAGAAAAGCACACCCTCTCAGATGTGCTTAATAAATTTTATTTCTCAGCGCAATTACAACACTGTGTCGCTTCCGCCCGACATATGCTTGTTTATATAATTGACTATCTTGTCTGCTTCATACTTCTTATCTTTATTTACAGCCACAGCTACCGTTTTTAGCTCACCGTCGCTTGTATAATTTATTATGATAACATATTCAGTCACATTCTTAGGTCGTGATGCGATAATTGCACCCGGAACGCCGAACAGTAACGCTCCCGCAACGGTCGAGCCTGCAGAAGCTCCTTTGAGTTCGGAGTTCGTTTTCAGCAAAGCAGACGTTATTTTTTCTGCCTTAAGAACAGAATCTTTTTTGTTTACCGTAAAAACTACCCTGTCACCAAACAAGGACAGCAAACATTCGCACTCCCCCTGTGGCAATCCGTACAGCGCAACACCGTAGCATTTTACAATGAAACGTTTAGATGAAGATGTACTTTTACCGCCCGACTTTTTTACTTTCCTAATCCTGTAAACGCCATAAAGCAGGAAAAGCAGTGCCAAAGCGAGCATTACCGCACCAACGGTTCCTTGATTGCTAAAAAAAGCGAAAAAAGAAGCGATTAAAAGTATTGCTCCGGGTATAAAACAAACAACAGCTAATACCATAAATATTCCCTCCGTGATACTATATTTTTCTTTATAATACCACGAAGGGTTATAAATGTCAAGTTATACCGCAGCAGTTACGTCCTCAAGCTCTGTAAGAGGTGTGCTTCTGAGCGTGAATTTCAGCGCCGCATTGACCTCTGCCGCAGAACGCTTTACCGATACCTTTGAGCTCCACTGATAGCCCGTATTATCCGGATAAATCAGCTTGAACCACACGGTTGCGTTCGATGTCTGTAACGCTCTCAGCGTGGAATACGCTGCCGCTACGTCCGCTTCCGACACGGCAGGATTTTCATCTTCATCGTTATAAAAGAATGTGAAGTCCAGATCGCCGTAGTCCTTGACACCGGGTATGTAACGCTTCGCACCGTCCGCAAGGTTCGTTACATCGACCTTTTCGGGATCACCGCCCATATCGGGAGTTGACTGTAAGCCGTAAAGCGTCTTATATGTGCCTGTCTTTGTGTCGGCATACTGTAATTTTGTGCCTTTTGATAAAAGTTCCATAATAATTTTCCTTTCTTATCAAGGGTTATAAACCCTGTGATTTAACTCATCTATTTTTGCGGAAAACCGCATACATTTACGCTGTAATTCGCCGTCCGGCATCATCTGTCCGAATATACGGCGAAAGCCTTTCGATACCATTACAGCACTTATCTGTGCCGACATATCGGCTACAACAGCAGGCGTGTCCGCCTTATCCCATACATCAATCTGTACCGTGATAACCGACAGCCGCTCCGCACCGTGAAGTACGGTATCGCTCTGATTTGCTATCTCACTTAACGTAATGACAGGAAAATCGGCTGTGGTGTCGGGAAACTGCAATTCCACCGTGCCTATATCGGCAAGCATATCAGCAATTGTGGGTATAATATCTATCATGCCATTGCGCTCCTTATTGCTCTTGCAAGCTCAACCTTGCAGGACTTGAAAACATACTCCCTGTTGCCAAGCAACGCAGGATAAAGATACGGTTTCGGCGGTGCGCCGTTCGTTATATGCCAGTTGCCTTTAGCGTCCTTGTATCTCCACGGTTGCATCGTGTGAGGTACACCCGGTGCGCCGTGCTGACCTGTGCCGAACTCTACAAACATGGCATATTCAACGTTTGTACCGACCGCCCAGACCTTAGGCTCAAGGTGTTCTGTAGAGATACTGCCTTTCAGCCTTCCCGTATCATACGGGCAGTTTACCTTTGCGTCACTCTTTATCTTCTGAACGCCTTTACCTATGCCCTTGTCTATTGCCGCATCTACGCTTCCACCCAGCCGTCTGAGCTTAACCATAAGCCCTTCAAGTCCTTCGATTGACATTTCCATATGCTTAGGTCCTTTCTGCCGTTGCACTGTCGTGCATAGTGTAATGTGCGACAGAGAGTATCTTATAATCTGCTCTGTCACACCTTACTATATCTCTGACTTTAAGCGTGTATTTATCCGTTGTTGCTATCGTCAACATACCGTGTATTCTCTCGCCGTACAGTTCGACAGAAACGCTGTCGGTTACCGGCTTTACAACAGCGGATATTGTCGCTACCTGTTTAAGCTCCGATACAGTTCCCACATAGTCGCTTTTCTTTGATACCTTGCGATACACCGCAAATGTTCTTGTATCAACCGTCATCATTCGCACGGATAACACCGACCTTTCGGGGATAGTTCTGCAATCTTTTCTGCATATCGGGCGGCAGATCGGATACAAAGGAACGGGAAATACCGCCCTCGCTGCGAGCGGTTTCTCCCTCTGCTCCCTGTCTGTTATAGGCGATAATTGCAAGTTCTGTCTGCACACTAACAAGCCTTGCAGGAAGTTCATCTCTGCCGATAACGTCAAGAATAGTGTCCTCTGCACTGTCAAGAAGCACGGCAAGCAGTCCGTCCTGCTTTTCATCGGAAATACCAAGACGGATTTTAAGCGTTTCCAGTGCTGTCATTGCGTTTCTCCTTAACCTACGGCTACCGTGATTGCTTCGGATGCCGCTACAGCCTTACCGTCAACGGATACTGCGACCGCTATCTTGTGTGAAGCTGTCGCAGATACGATACCGTCTGAGGAAAGCTCCGTCCATGTTGATACATCAGAGCCGAGTGTCGCCGCAGTGACAGAGGATGCCGTCTTATAAACGAGCTTACCGCCGTTTGTGTTGCCTGTTACGGTAACAACGCCCTTTCCGCTTTCTCCTGCCGTCATAGACGCTGTGAGAGAGCCGAGATGACCGTAATTTACGGCTATCATATTCTTCTTGTTATTCAGCACAAAAGCGTCATAGTAGAACAGACCTTCAACAAGGTGTCCTGCAAGTCCGGGAGGATCTTCGTGAATACGGTAGTCGTTTATCTTTTCAGGCCCTGTTGTTGCCATAGGGTTGGTGATAATGAAATCAGCACCTGCGGGCATTCTGACAGAGGGCACCTTGACAACAGGCACTTCGTCAATCTGTCCTATCTGACCATTGAAAATTATCTTCTCCTGTGCCATATCGCTTGCCTTAGTGAAATTATCGTCAAGCTTCAGCTTGTTATAGAAGTCGGGAGTAACAAATGCCACTCTGCCGACTGTGGGCATTTCCGCATCGTCAATCATACCATTTGCAGTGAGGAATGTTTCGTATGCGTTGGACTTTGACAGCGCCGTGAATGTTCTGAAGCCTGCCCCCTTTGCGATAGCGGCAAATCTGTAAGTATCAATTTCGGGGATAACCACAGTGTCGAGCTGTCTTCTGAGTGATTTGCCCGCGTCCTTTACACCTTCGGGAGAATCAACGGCATTTGTCTTGTCAATCGTGTAAGAGAATGATCTCTTGCGTGACATTACCATCTCCTGCGTTTCGTCCTGAAGTTCTTCGGGTGTGCCGTAACGGTTTGCACCGCTTGTCCTGTAGTCGTTCATCTTTGCCGTGCCCATAGAGTAGACCTTTACGGTCTGAGCACCGGTGAACTCATAGTCGTTATTTACCGCACTGTCTGAGAGTGCGCCTGCCTTGATAATTTCATCAACAGTGTTTGAATACTTGGTTGCGTAATTTACCATATATCTTTTCCTTTCTTATACGCCCAGTCCCTCAAGGAACGGGTCCTTCTTGCCTGTCGGGCTTCCTGCTTTCGGCGGATTGCCCTTCATTCTTTCGTTGACCGCACTTTCAACGGCTTCGGCAAATGCCTTGCTGACCGTTTCAATGCTTGTCTTGCATTCATCCGCACCGGTATAGTCAAGCACAGCGGCAAGCCCTACGGGAAGTCCCTTATCCGCAAGCTGTACCTTAGCTTCCGCCATAAGCTCACGCCTTGTAACCTCCGCCTCACGCTTTGCAAGCTTTTCCTCAGTCTGCTTACGCTGGTATTCCGCTTTCTGTTCTGCGTTCATTTTTTCGAGCTTCTTCGCCTCCGAGAGTTTCTCGTCTGCGTCCTTCTGCCACTTTGTTTTTGCTGTTTCCAGTGCCTTGCTTACACGCTTGTCAAACTCCGACTGCATATCCTTGTCCTTTAACATATCGTCAAAAGTTGGCTTCTGCGATACGTTATCCTGAGCGTCACCGCCGTTATCGGCAGTCTGATTGCCGGGAACGTTTGCGCTTGTGCCACCGTCCCCCTCGCCCTCTGCGAAGTGCTGTAAGCCGATGAAAATTCTTCTGTTGTTCATGTTTCTGTCCTTTCTCCGCCCACCGTGTTCATTGCCCACAACGTTCGGAATAATTTGTTTTTGGGTATAAAAATACCGCTCCAAAAGGGGCGGTAAAATTATTAAGTTTTGTGCAATCAATTGCACACGGGTATAAGAAAACCGCTCACTGCTGTGGGCGGTTAATTATGCGATTTTCTGAATTATATCCGATAATGGAATCAATGCCGTATCATAATCCCCATCGGTGACTATATCAACGACAAAATCATTACCTAATACATCAACTATTGTTCCTTGTCTGCCGTCTTTCAGCATAACAGTGTCATATAATTCAAATTTCACTTTTGGTCACCTTCTTTTCAGTAACATATGCACTCGTAAGTCGCGGTTCAGTTGCGCCGTTTTCGATAATCCAACCCGTACAAACATTGGCTTGCTTGCCATTCGGGCCTTTAATTTGCATTACATACTCGTATAATTTACCGTGCTCGTTTGTTTGCTTTAACTTAAGCAAACTCTGATCAAGATTGGCGGATATGTTATCAATAAGTTCTTGATAATTCTCCATAGTATATCCTAATGCTTCTTTAAAAGCCCTCGCTTTATCAGGCTGTTTCACAGGATCCAAAGCATACTTTGTAAACTTTTCTTTTGGTATTATAGCAAAATGCTGTAAATCAATACGCACACTTACTTTTTTCTTTATTATACCACTCTTCCCTACTTTGTCAATAGCTCTGCCTTTCATAAAAGCCACATATTCAGGATCAAGCTTACTTATTTCTCCCTTTTGCAAAGCAACAAAGCTCTCGGCAAAGTATTCAGATTTACTAGCTGTGGCATAGCCTGAAAGATTGCCAGCATACTTGCTCATTTGCGAACCGATAAGGTTATTTGTTTTTGCATCAAATGCCTGCCATTGAACGTGATGTCCCATCTCATGAAGAAAATAATCATGCACCGAGCCATCACCGACTATTGACCGTCCTGCCTGCTTATAGCGTAGCGCAAGCTCTTTTTCTGCGCCGTTAAGAGTATCAATGCTGCTCATTACGGTATTCCATGCGTCTTTAGCCTGTTTATTATATGCCGCAAGCGTTTCTGCGTTCTTCAGCACATTTTTATTGATATAAATGCCCTGTTCCACCGGAGAATAAGCCATAACCGCATCAGCACCGGAGAATATCTTTTTGCCCTTTGCGGACAGAGGATCAATAGCCTTGATACCGCTTATTTTCGAAATGTCATACTTATCAAACAATTCTTCAAGCGCACGATTTATTTCATTTGCGTTTTCAAGAGAAACTCCCTTGAAATCAGCCTTGCCCTTAAAAGTTTTATCTCCGAACTGCGCCTCTATAAACTGCTGAGCATAAGCCTGTGCTTCTTCAATACTCTTTGCCGGTGTAAAACCGGATACTGTTTCTTTCGCAAGCGTTACAACAGTTTGAGTTGCTTTACCCGCACTTCCTGCAACGTACCGCCACTTGCCGTCCTCGCCCTGCTGTAAGTTCCGCTCCCATTCGTCAAAGTCAACATCTGCGCCTATCTCATCGCAAAGTTCCGCAAGCTCTTTATCAAGATCCTCCTCGCTCGGCAGGACAGGGAGCGTTGTAGAACGGCAGAACGGGTGCATAGGCGGAAGATTTACACCTGCCTGTGCGCTGTTACGCTTGAACACCTTACCGTCAAGCTCACGGCATAGATCGCTTGTGCGGCTGTCAAGGCAGGCGGAAAACTCGTATTCGTCAATGTCAAGCTCCTTGTAGCCATACAGCTCCGCCATATTCGCAACGCAGGTGGTTTCCGTCCGTACAAGCCTGCGTGCCTCGAAAGCGCCGACACCGCAGCGGCTCATTATATCGTCCGCCATATGCTGCTCGGACTTTCCTGCCATAATGCCCACAAGCATATCGTGCTTCAGCCCGTCTGCAAGTGCGTTTGTGTTATCCCAGACACGCTGGGAGAACATCTGGCCGCTCCAGTTGGTAGACAGGATAGCTTTAACACGGCTTTCGGGGATAAGGTCAAAAGCCGCACGGTAATCCGCACCCTTCGTCACATCGAAAACCGTCTGCATATACGCACTCTGAATTATATCGCCCAGATGCGCTGTATCAACGCCTATTTCGGCGTTTGCAAGACGTGAACACATATCACTTATCTTGCTGTCAAGATCATTCAAACGCCCTATTCTGTGGGCGTATGCAGGCGATGATAACAGTGTTTCAAGCTGTTGTTTCTTCTGCTCATCGGTGCAGGTAGCAAGAGCGGTCTTCATCTGTTCAAACATAGACTTGCCCGGTGCATTTTTGAGCATTGTTTCGGCTTCGGCAATACTCAGCTCAAACTTATCTGTAAAGGCGTTAAAAACGTCATTTGCCTCGCCTTGCAGATACCGTGCTGTTGCGTAATAAGCCTTACCGAGCGTATCGGCGGTGCTTTCCGCTTTTGCCGTGTAGCTTACCATTCGTCCTGCGGCTCTGTCCTCCCAGTATTTCTTACTACTCGGATTCTTCATTGCTTTCACCCCTTGCAAGCGGTGTGTTCATAAACATCTGCTGCTGTGCCGCTATAGCGTCCTGCTTCTGCTGTCGGAGTTCTTCAGCGGCACTCTGAGGATCTTTAACAAACGGCAGGAGCGACAGTAAAGTTTCCTGCGGCACTTTACCGTCAAGCGTTGCCACCACCTGGGATAATTCAAGCTCATTTTGAGGAAGTGAGCGTGTAAAGGTTATGTCTATCAGCTTCGGATCGATATGACCGCCCTTTATGCCGATTATGTTGGAAAGGCACTTAAGGCGGTATCGCAAACCCTCTGTAAAATAACGTTCCTTTGTTTTGGTTATTTGCTCAAGATTCAACAGCTTATATTTCATAGCCACTCCCGAAGCATTTCCGGCAAAGCTCTCATCGGACATATCAGGCACACCCGAAATCTTGTGTATATCGGTAACTATACTCTTTCTCAGCACTTCCACACTCGCTTCGTCAAACTGCCGTGTCAGAAATCCTATCTCACCGTCCTGCGACAGTTCTACAACCCTGTTGCGCTGAATATCGCTGTAGGTTTCAGCCTTTTCATCATCTGTTTCGCCGAGTATCTGACCTTTGATGTACATTAAGCTGTCTACGAACTGCTCCTTGTCGTTAACCCTGTCTGACTGCAACGTGTTATATGCGTCAATAAGGCTTATGACCTGCTCGAAATCGCCCTGTCGCTGACCGTCATTATAGATCTCATTCAGCGGTACTTTGCCGAAATAGTGCGGTATTATCTCGCCCTCCGATTTAAGTCCGAAGTTGCTCGTAAGCTCAAAATCCTGCGTTATCGTATCGGTCATAAGCTGGCACTTGAAGCACTCAGGCGTACTGCTGCCCGGCTCGAAAACGGGATAATAATAAACCGCAAATACGGGATTTTGCTCCACAGTATCATCATAAACGACAAATGCGGACAGCGGAGTGATACGTGCGAACTTTGGGCGGCTGTCAGCGTCCATATAGATAAGTTCGTAGGCTCTGCCGAATATTGCGGCATCGAGTGCAAGATCTGCGTCCTGCGTACTGCTGTCGGCATAAGAAAGGCAGTCGGTTATTGCCGTAATATCCGTATCATCTTTACCGCTGTAAGAAACAGGAGTAGCTATCAGATACGAAGATGTAAACTTTGCGATATATGCGGCGTGGTTTATCATGACACGGTTGTTGCACAGCATATCGTCACTTTTACATCTGTCACAGATGTGCTGTCTGCCGCAGTAGTAATTATCCAGCATCGTAAGGCGTGGCATTTCGTACTTATCGTGCTTTTCTATATAATCCCGTGCTACTTTCGGCGTTATCATCTCCGCCGTTTTGTCCGTTGTGAAAATCGGTGATGTTATCATAAAATCTCCTTAATAAATGCCTAATTTCCGCTTACTGAGCGTTGATTTCACTATCTTCCTGCCGATATAGTCCTCAAGGGCATAACGGATAGCGTCTATTGTGTGATTGTTCTTGTCGGGGAAGTCCGCTTTCAGTTCTCCCCTGCTGTCACGGTCAAGTTCATATTCGTTGAACTCACGGGCGGCATTCGGACAACGTGTGCCGTCAATAATAATCTCTTCAAGGTTCTGAAGCCACGTTATACCGTGCTCGACGCTTCCCGGACCTTTGACCGCCGTTCGTATGTGAAAACCCCTGTCCCGAAGCTCGTCGTTTGAGCGTGGCTCGGCGGATTCGGCAATGATTGTACCGTTTTGTGTATTCTCCTTGCGGATTGCATTTGCAATAACGTCATACTTTGCGGCACACTTGAAAAATTCGTAAAAAATAAACAGCCTGTTTCGCTTGCTGTCGAAATGAGCTGTTATATATACAAACGGGTCTGCGCCGTAGCCCCAGTCTATACCACGCTTGATATGATCGAATGACTTTATTTCCTCGTCCGTAATAGGACGGATAGTAATGTTTGTGAACACCTCTGCGCCCGTGCCGGTCACCTCTCCGAGATATTCATGCCTGTACTGCTCCGGCTTTGTCTGCTCAAGGTGCTTTGCTTCAATCAAAAACTGCTCGCCCAGCCATTCGGGAGGTACAGAACGATAGTCGCTGTGATGCACTATCTTGTCCGAGCGGGGAACAAGCACCTCGCTGTTTATCCAGGTTCTTTGGCTTTTTGGCGGATTGAATGTGTAAAAAACGGTGTATGTCGCACCGCCTCTGAGCAGGGATTGATTGATAGTGCGTATCTCTTCCATACCGCCGAACTCGTCAGCCTCTTCGTACCACACATAGCGGATATAGCCCTTTCTGACTTTGGTAGACTTCAGCTTTTTCGGCTTGTCTGCGCCACGAAATAAAATACGCTGTCCTGTCGGCGTATAGACAAGCTCAAGCGGTGACTGCCTGCACTGCCATAAGTGCGACACGCCGAGCCTTTCTATCGCCCACAGGAGCTGTTCATACACGCTGTCTTTCAGATATAGGCCGACTTTTCGGATAACGACCGCATTCGCCATAGGATCTTTCATCATACCGAGCGGAATTTCCGTTGATGCAAAAGATGATTTTGTCGAGCCTCGTCCACCTTTGAGCCAGTAATGCGTGTGCCTGTCTGCCTTTATATCCTTGTGCAGATCGTAGAACGAGGGTGCTATAATGTCGCTGAGCTTAACAGTCGTCAACTATCTTCACTCCCACATCTCCGTCAATACTGATCTTCTGCGTGTACTCCCCCGTCATCTTATTCAGCGTGTCTATTGCCCGTATCCTGTCCGACAGCTCGTTCTGTTTATCCTTAGCTATATCGGATAACAAAGCTTGCCGTTCGCAGGCGGTCATTATGCGTGCAGTCTGGGCGTCTTCGGTGAGCTGTTTTATGTATTCCGTAATTGTAGTATTTTGTAGTAATTTTGAAGCATTAGTATTTGCATACTTTTTGCTGTATCCTGCCTGTATTGCACTCTGGGCGGCGTTACCGCACTGAGCGTAATATTCGGCGAATTTCTTCTGTCTTTCGGTCACGGTAACACCGTCCTTTCTTTTGGGTATAAGAATACCCGACACCGTTGTGCCGGGCTTCAGGAGGAAAACTTATTGTTGTAGTTTTCCCATTCTAATTTTAGCACACTTGATTTCGGACATCAATAGGACAACGGCGGACATTTGCGGACATTAACGGACATCAGCGGACAATTCTTTGAAATATCTGTCTAATGCCTTGCGTAATGATTCTCCGCTCGTTTCATCACACATACCTGCAACCTCGTCCCATGTAAACGTCTTAGATCCACAGCCTATGCAATACAACTTCAGCGCCTTGTGAAATCTTCTGACCGGTATTGCGTCTATAAAAGCGCATATCTTCTCGTTTTCGGCTTCTATGCGGCTTTTTTCATTAAGAAGCGATACAGTACCAAGCCCGTGTATATAACCTTCGTCTTTTTTTGTCACAAGTTGATATGCCGGCGGTCCCGCTGAACCCTGAGTACTTATCAGCACTTTTTTCTTGCCGAGTTGCCTGTCTATACATTCAAGCAGCTCACAATTCGCACGGTATTTTTCTAAATCTGATAATGTCATTCCGTTTCCTCCTCTTTCTGCACTGCCTCATCGCAAAATTCTTTCGCCGGGCAGTCTTTGCAATCTTCTGCTATCGGATGTCTACAACAAAAACCGCACTCTTTTACTAAAGCAACTCTGTCTTTCGGATCTGACCATTCCATTTCTGTTTTACCTTCGACGTAATACTTGTCCATTTGCGGTACTCGTCTTACTTCAATATCGCAGATATTTGCGTCTTTACAGCAACTTGTGCATAGCGCAAGCGATTTAGCTTTGTCTCGTGTTTCAGCAAAGACGACTGTTGCCCTAAAATTAACAGTTTCTTTTGCAAACCAAGCTTTCATCATGCTATCTTCTCCAATTACCTCCGCTATCATATTATCCATAAGTTCCTCAAGCTCCTCTGGCGATATTCTGTAAGTTACAATGCGATTGCCAAGTAATGTCGTTGTCGATTCACTTGCCGTCTGCTGAAAACGGCAGACAAACTCTCTGATTGTGTCTGCGTTGCTTCTGTCAGGAATTTTACGCCCACAGAACAGGCAGGTTTCGGTTGCGGGTCTGCGTTTACTACTCGTTACCTGCTTACTTATCGGCGGTTCAGGAAACGGCATCCAAGCAATGACGACTTCACGGCCGTTAAATCTTCCATCTTTGCAAAACCCTTTTTTCTGCTTAAATTTTTCGGCCGTTTCAATAGCATATAAGTCTTGCTCTACACTGATTCTGCCTGTTTTTGTGTCAAGGATGGCGATGTGATTCCACGACTGTTTTTCAGGAAGTCTATCTTCCACGCTTATCCATTCACTCATATTTTCCTCCTAAACATTCAGCATTTTGCTGATTTTTTTGTCAATCTTTTGTTCGGCTTCGGCCGTGCTTTTTAACGCTCTTTCAAGTGCCGCGCCTTTTGTTATTTCTTCCGGCGGTATATTTGTCAACTTAACGCTTTTGCCATCACCGTAGGCTATGCACATTTGATTTTTCCACTCTATATACGCTTCAAAAGCGTCCTTATGTTCTTTAATAGCCTTATCGTAATCATCAAACACTCTTTTCGAGGCTATATATTCAAGGTCGTTCAAAATTCCTCTGATGATAAAATCTGCTTGACATTGACGACCGAGAGCCTCAATTATGTCTTCTTTTGAATATTTAGATAGAGAATTTTTTAAGTAACTCCAGCTTTGCATTTTTCATCTCATCCTCCTGTAATCCTCCCACGCCATAGTAACGCAGGAAGCACTGCCTTTAAATCTGCTTATGATTGCTTCCGCCGTTTCCCTGTCACCGCTCACCGTCAATTTTTCTATCAGAGAATCGGTGTTATAGTTTGTGGTTATGATCGTTGGCAGCATATTTTCGTATCTGTCATTGATTATCCGGTATAGGATAGGCACGGACCATTCGGTAGCCCGTTCCTTACCCAAATCGTCAATCACCAGCAAATCAGCCGTCTTGTATGCAGTCAGTACCTCTTCTTCGTTCACTGTGCTATCATACTCATAGCTTTGCTTTATATCGGCAAGCAGATCGATAGACGTCTTGCAGATAACCGGCACGCCCTGATTTATCAGCTTCAGTGCAATAGCTACGGCAAGGTGCGTCTTTCCTGTTCCGCAAGTTCCCTCAAGATACAGTCCTCTGCCGTTATCTTTGTTATCCTGCCAGTTGTCAACATATTCTTTTGCTGTTTCGTACGCCTTGCGGTTCTCGTTGTTCACAGCAAAATTTTCAAATGTTCTCGAAAGAAATCGCTGCTTGATGCCCGATTTGCCAAGTATAGCCTCTATCTTCCGGCGCTTCTGTTCCTGTTCTTCTGCAATAGCCTGTGCTTTCCGCAGTTCTTCCTGCTTAGCGTCCCAACGCTTCCAGAACTCGACCGCTTTTGCACAGTCACATCTTTGCGGTTGGTTCAGCCACCATACAAGAGCTTTGCCTGCAATCACAATACATTCGTGGTACAGCGTCTTTCCGCAGTATTTACACGTCTTCGGTTCCGGTATGGGTTCGTCGCTCGGTATCCCCAGCTCCATTACTTCCTTGCTCGTGTATATCGGTCCGTGCTTAGTGCTGTCACCATTCGCTTGGCCTGAAATTCGTATGAGTTCCTCCATCGTTTACCTCAGCCTTTTTTCTCGGTACGTTGTCCTGCTCCATCCATTTGGCAATTGTCGTTATGCAATCAAGGTTCTGCTTGCCTCTCTTCTCTGCCCAGTCACGAAATCTTTTCTTGTACTTCTCCGTTGCCTCGATACCGTACAGGTCAATCAGATTTTGCTCCTGCGAGCCGGAAGCGGAGCGTACCGCTTCTTTTTCTTCTTTTTCTTCTTTATTCTTCTTATTCTTCTTTACTTCTTTAAGCGGGTCGACTCTGCGGTCGGTCAGCGGTCGGTCAGCGGTCGGTTGTCGGTCGGTCTGCGGTCGGTTATCGGTCGGCTTATCCTGATACTCATTGTAGTTAGATATAGTAACAATGGTGTATCGAGCGGTCGGTCGGCGTGTTATTTCTCCGCTACTTTCCAGACGTTTAAGTGCCTTCAAAACTGTATCTTTACTGTAATTCAGCGTTGCGCCCAATTTTGCAAGACTTACGACCGTCTGACCTCGTTCAATTTTCACATCCCGCCAGTATGCAGACTCGTAATTTGCCGTCAATAACAAGTGCATAAACACTCTGAACATTACCTCGTCTGAGTACCATTGCCACTTAGTCATCTTGCGGTACAGCTTTATGTAACCGCCCTCAATATCAGCCATCAGATCACCTCCGAGCCTGCGTCAGTTCTTTGTAATTGCGCCAGTAGTAATAGAAAATCTCAAGCATTTTGCCTGCCGTGTCTTTCGGATCTTCTACAAATTCAACGGAAAAGCCGTATCTGCTTGCACTGCTCCATGCTTTCAGCGTGGCATAGACATTGGCACCTATATCCTTATTCTTTCGCTGTGGCGACATATCCATCTGCCATTTAGGCACCTGATAGGACTTTAACGCACCCCACGAGCTTACATTTTCAAGAAGCAACGTAAAACCGTTTGCAAGCTGTGAAGCGGCGCTCATTTCCTTTTCTATGCGTGCCCTGTCCTGCATAATGTTGTTATATATCTCGTCTACATTCGCCTTTCGTTCTACAGCACAAGACAGGGAAAAGTCCCTGCCCTCTGCCATAAACGAATAATCGCCGAAATCGAGCTTCCTTTTTTCCGTCATTATTCCACATTCGCCGAGCTTGTCAATAATGTGTTTGTTCTGCTGCTCCCTTGTATCATAGATAACGGTGACGGTTTTCATAAATGTCTTTTTATCAAAACTCATAGCCACCTCATCAGAACGGGTAATCATCATCGTCATCGGGTGCTACTACTGCCGAGCTTGCCGGAGTGGTTGGTGCATTATACGAAGCAGCCGCAGGTGCGGGCGTATAACCTGTCGTACCAGAAGAACTGCTATCCTTCTTCTCACCCGTGAATGTCGAACGGTCAGCAACTATTTCGGTAACGTATGCTGTATTGCCGTTCTTGTCCTGATAGCTTCTCGTCTGAATTTCGCCCTCAATGAGTATCATACGTCCCTTAGCAAAATATCTTGATATAAATTCCGCTTCGTTACGCCATGCAACAATGTTAAGAAAATCGGTCTTTTTTTCTTCGCCTTTTGTCTGAAATCTGCGGTCAACCGCTATTCTGAATGACAGCACAGATACTCCGGACGGCGTGGTTTTAAGTTCAAGGTCGTTTACGATACGCCCCATAAGAATTGCCTTGTTGTACATTTAGTCCTCCATGTCCTCAATATTACTGTCGATTATCTCGTCCCTGTAGTTTATGATCTCCGAAAGCACCTTAGTGTGACGGCAGTAATTGCACTTTTCACACCTCAGAGGTGTCAGTTTACCTTCCTTTATCATCTTGTAACGTGGCGATAAAGTCCTTACTGTAAAGAGCGCCTCGTCAAGATTTTCCTGCGGTATGTAGTATAACTGCAAGTCGGGCTCAGGCTTCTGTTTCGTTATCGCCGCTATATAGAACGGCAAGCTTTTGCCTGTATTCTGCCTTACGATTTCCTGATAGATCGCACCTTGTATGTCATAGCCCCAGTAATCAATGAAATGCTGCCATGCTCCAAACTCAGAGTTATATACCTCGTCAAAGTCCTTAACACACTTCAGATCAACTATCGCTTTATCCGGATGATAGCTGTCAACCTTGATTTTATAGGGCACACCGGCTATCTCACCGATGAAGATAACCTGCTTTTCGCCTGCCATATACCTTGAAAACAGCTCATCTCTTTCTGCACGCTGTATCATAGTTTCTGCGTGCTTGTATTCGCTTTTCAGATCGCCGTTTCGTGTGAATATCTCAGGGTGCTGCGCTCTGAAAATGTCGAGCGTCCCCTCGTAGTGTGCGTCAACGTAAGATCCGACAAGGAGAGAAGTCGTAACCTCTCTCTCGTGCTCTCCGTTAAGTTCAGCCAGTGCCGAGCTTTCACATTTCTTAAATGCCTTGAACTGAGATGAGCCCATATATTTTCTGTTCATCTCAGTGCTGAAATAGTTTTCCGAGTTTACTTCTATCATAAGTAGTTTACCTCCAGCTCTCCGTCCGTTGTTCTTGTAGCGATAAACTGCAAGCCTTTTTCCTTGCACTTTTCGTACAGATGCTGTCTGTTCTCGGTGCTGAGCTTTTCTGTGCCGTCAATAAGTATCAGCTGTAAAGCGTTGGGTTTTGAAACAGTAACGTCAATGCAAAGGTTCAGCTTTTCGCCCTCGGAAAGATTGCTGACCGGCAAGCCGTGAATAAGCGGTATGCCGTTTTCAACCGTAAAGCCCTCAATCGGTATCGTTGCATTTTCAAGTATCATACCGGGCAGACTGCGTGCAAGCTCTATCTTCTCTGTCAGCTTGTCCGCCTTGCTTTTAAGCTCCTTGACCTCAGATTCCATATTAACCATACGGTTATATTCGTTCAGATGCTTTTTCATCGCTTCCGCCGTCTTTACCTCAGCTTCAAGCGCTGATGTGTCTATCCGCTCTTTTGAAAGGCAGTCCTGCGCTGTTTTCATATCGCCGTCAAGCTTTGCTATCTTTTCACGGTAGGTAGCTTCAGCGACCGCCAGCTTATCCGCATAGATTGTATCGAATGTACCGAGCTTTTCCTCAGCCGCCTTTATCTCCGCCTTTTTGCGCTCAATCTCAGCGATAAGGCTTTCCTTTTCGGCAGAAATACGGCTCTTTTCATTAGAAAGCTCTATTTCCTTCTCAGCCTCATAGCCCCTTACCTTGTTGTTATAGCTGTCCATAAAAGCTCTTGCACGGTCGATAAGATTGTTGTTGCGCTGTGCTTCCGTTATCTTGGAATAAACGCCGCCAACATCATATTTGTCCCATTTTTCAGCGTCAAAATGTTCGGGTATGTCTTTTGCTATATCCTCGATGAACGCCCGCTTATGGCGCATTTCACGCTGAATATCCTGTCTTTCAATGAAATAATCGCCGTGATCGCTCTGAATGTCTGATAGTACCTGTAAAATGTTCTGCTGATAATCAACGCCGCTCGGTATCTCACCGAACTGTTCCTTTATCCAGTTCAGATCCCAGTCAAAATCTATCATATCAAGGATTATTCTGTTCTGCTCTTTTTCGGGGAGAGCGATAAACCTGACCGGATCTATCTGCAGTGGCGTGAATATCGACTGCAAGAAACTTTCGGGAGCAGGAACATCACGTCCGCCTTCCTTGATAGACTTGTAATCTGCCTGTCCGCTTCTCTTCTTGCGGTCTATGTACAATCCGCTGTCGGTTTCTATGATGATCTCGCCCTCATTCTCACCCTTTTTGAGAACAAAAGAGCGGTCAGAGCGGTTTGTCAGCGCATAGCGTATAGCGTCAATTACAGATGTCTTGCCTGCGCCGTTCGTACCGGTTATCTCAACCGACTGTCCGTCAAGCTCGGTTTCCGATATGCCAAATAAGTTTTTGATCTTGATTTTTGTTGTTTTCATGCGTTACCTCCTAATGCATCGGGTGCTTTTCTGCTTTCAATCTTCTGTTTTTCTGCCAGTGAACAGTCCCAGCAAAGACTTTTGCCGTACTTATCGTATGACATCTGAGCTATCTGCTCGGCAGAGAATTTGCCATTACCTGCTATTTCTTTTCCACAGTCGGCACAAGTCCTTTCGGTCTGAGCTATCTGTGGTACTGTCGGACGTATTCTCAGTCCGCCGACCTTTTTTCCTGCAAACACAACCGTCGGATCAAAATATACCTGTATGGCACGGCCTGCCCAGTCTTCTATATATGGAGCGTTGTACAGCTTCTGTATCTGCTTCATATTTGTCTTATTCAGTATAAACGGCTTCTGACCGTTCTTGAGGTGTGCCACTACCTCGTATTCTTTTTTACCGTTCACGCCTACTATTTCTTCACGGCGGACATAATCAATTACGACTACTATGTCCTGGCCGTTCGGAAGCGAGTACGCTCCGAGATAATTCGGGTTCGTAAGCAATTTCCAATGCGTTTTTATTTCCGGCATTACTTTTTACCGTTCCTTTCTGCTTTTCTAAGCGTGTATACGCACTTCCCGACCGCCATATCAAACCTTTTACAGTCGCTGTAGCAGTGCGTCATACACACCGGTGCATATTTGTAGTACGGGCATAATACCCAGTTGTTATTTTGCTCTGCGGTCTTGCCGCAGTGAGAGCAGGTCATTCCTTTTTTGATGAGAACAGCTCTGATAAATTCATCTGTTCACCTATAGCTGATGTGCTACCGTTAAAGCTCTTATCTGCCTGTTCTGCGTTTGCTACCATTTGTTTATAATAGCTGCTTTTAAGCTCGATGCCTATCGCACGTCTACCAAGTCCGAGGGCTACAAACGGAACAGATCCTATACCGCCGAAAGGATCAAGAACAATATCATTCGGGTTAGTCCATAGCTCTACACAGCGTTTAATTACTTCAAGCTGTAAAGGACATATATGACGTTCATCCTTTTCTTCTCGTGCCGAGTTTTTTTGTAGAGTATCACTCTGACGTATATCCATCCACACAGGAGAAGCGTACTGTTGCCACACATCGCACGGGAAGCTCTCGTCAGTATGAGTTACACGTTCCGGATTATCTCCGGGCTTACGCATTGTCAGAATGTAATCAGGTATTCCTTGACGATTCATAGCACTGTCTTTTTTTATCTGTTTATGTAACAATCCAAGAGCTTTTGTTCTCTGCATTTCGGTGACCGGGTTTTTCCATATCGTTACACGACTGTGATAGATAAAACCGCAATCTTCGAATACCTGACGAATTATTGCAGGAAAATCTTTAAGACCTATCACACCGTCACGCTCTTTCATTTTCGGTAAATCCATGCAGTGAAAAGAAAGTAAACGTCCGGGCATAGTTATTCTGAACAGTTCGGCGGCAAGATACTTGAAATGCGTGTAAAACTCGTCATCGTTCTTACAGTTGCCCATATCTCTGTCGCTATTGCTGTATGTATACAGGCTTGCAAATGGCGGTGAAAAGATAGTGTAGTGAATACTGTTGTCTGGTATTCCCTTAACTATCTCACAGCTATCGCCGTTATACAGCGAGTATCGTTCTTTTATGTTCTGCTCTATCACATTAGGCATACTTAAATTCCTCCCATAACGGCAATATCATAGACTGCATAGGCTTATATTCTGTTGATATGCGAACTGTAGCAGTTAATTCACGCCGTGTAATATCCTTAGTCAGTTCAATAAGATGTTCTTTCATTTTTTCATTGTCACGTTGCTTACGTTCAATATTTTCTTTTACTGCTCCCTCTCGTGCAGAAATAACTATATACACATTAACGTCGTTTTTCTGCCCAAATCGCCAACAACGCCGTATAGCCTGATAATACGCTTCAAAGCTATCTGATAGCCCTACGAATATAGCGTTATGGCAATTCTGCCAATTCATACCGTATCCCGCTATCTTAGGTTTTGTTATAAGACATTTTATATTTCCGCTTGCAAAATCAAGCATAGATTTCGACTTATATTCAGCAGTGTCTGAGCCCTGCACATTCACGCTACCATAAATTGTGCTACGGAGTTTCTCCGCTTCGGCGTTCAAATCGCACCAACATAACCATGTTTCTTCAGATGAATTGACAAGTTCAGCCGCTGCATAGCACCTTGCATCGAGCGATTCTTTACGTGCTTCACGCCGCTCTTTTAGCGTCATTGCTACATTCTCGGCGTACTCTGCATCAACAACTATTTCATGCACGTTTAGCGCTGGTAAATCATAGCCATCGCATTTATATCCGAGTTTTTTAGGATCATCCATTACAACGCACCAACTCGATAGCCATTTCCAGAATAAATCCTGAGCATGACCTTTAAGCCGCCATTTTGATGTTTCTCCGCCATCATGCACGAAGTACATTGCAAGCATTTCAGCTCGTGTCATTACCCCTAAGAACTCAGAGTGATTGCCGAGTTCCATATAGTCATTAGGAGCAGGCGTAGCGGTGCAAGCAAGTTTGTATGGTGTCATTGCAAACATACCCATTATCTGATTACGTATCTTTCCCGAAAAACTCTTAATGATAGAACTTTCGTCAAGCACAATTGCTTCAAACTCTGATGATATGAACTTATCAAGTTTCTCATAATTAGTGATGTTGACCGCAGTGTTTGTTGCATCACTTTGAGAAGAACAGATATTAACCGCTATACCAAATTTTTGACCTTCTCTCTGTGTCTGAGCCGATACTGCGAGTGGAGCTATTATGAGCACTTTTGCTCCCGTCCTCTTCCGTATCTGTTCCGCCCATTCGAGTTGCATCGCAGTCTTGCCATCACCACAATCAGCAAATATTGCCGCTTTACCCTTTGCAAGAGCCCAACGGACTATATCTTTCTGAAAATCAAAGAGCATCGGATTCAGTTCACTTATATCAACTTTAAATCCTTTAGCTTCAACTGTTATAGCTTTGCTTGCTATAAACGAGTTATATGTATCCATTTATTAGTCCTTCCTATGCTTATTCATCATTCTGCCCGCTTCTATCTGTTCTGCTATCAGCTGTACCGCATAATCAATCGTCAGTCTCTTGCCATCCGGATTGCCCTCACGTTCGACTATCCGCCACAGCTTTGCGTGTGCCTTAGGTACTGCCGTCCAGAACTCGTCCTGTGTTATAGGTCCGATGAGAAGTTCAATTTGTTCTTGTAATGGTGTTACCATTGACATTCCTTCCATGTTGTGATATAATCACTGTAATAACGTTTTTGTTTGTTTTATGGCTGTCCTTGTGACAGCCTTTTCTTTTATGCCGATTCCCGTCCGACAACCTCATAAACCACTTTGCTTATGTTTGTCATACTGTAACACGTTTCACTTTGCGTATGTCCTTTTCTATGATAGTGTGTTTCTGTCATATCGAAAAGGTACGCATTACAGCTTTCAAAGACAAACTCGCACCAGTTGTCGTAATTGCCATATTCGGTACGGAAGATGTCGCCTGGTTTCATTTCTGCGGCTGTCTTGATGATAGGCTTCTCATATCTGATCATCTTCTTCGTCCTCCTCGTCAATCATCTCGACCTCATCGACAACACCGACAAGAGCATTGACAAGCGCCATTGCCTCGTTTATTGCATCAAACGTTGCTGTTACCTTGTACTTCATTTCTTCTTTCCTCTCTTTCTGTTCAGCTCCGCCACCTGCCTTGCCCGGCGGTAGTTTTGCTGTTGATCAATTGTGGCTCTTGCCTTCCAGGCAACATACTCGCCGTAGCTCATGCCGTGATCGGTGGCTTCTTTGGCGATTCGTTCAAGATCTGTCATCGTGTCCGCCTCCTATCATATCCCTATACCACACACGCATAAGCCATCCCAGCCCGTACCAGACCGCAACAGCGACTATTGCAACGGGTAACATTTCGCCGCCGACAGCACGATAGCCACGTTCGGCGTATGCCAATGCTGACATCGGTATGTACATCATCACGGCGGCAGAGGCTGTTACCCACAAGCGCATGAACTGGGAGAGTATGTAGGCGATTATCTTAGATATTTTCATTTTTACCTCCTGTAAGGCTTGTCCTTTTTTGGACTTCCTTGTTTTTATCAATAGTTTGCGCTCGCCTTTTCGAGTGCTTCACGTCTTGCCTGTTTTTCGAGCAGTTCATAACAGAGATCCGATAATCTCTGCCGCTGCGCTTCCAGCTCTTCCGGTGTCTTATCGCGGTAGCAGTCGTCACATATCTTAATGTGCGTGTGACCTATGTAGTAGTCCTTTACTACATGACCATCAGGTACAGGTCCGTATTTTTTCATAGTATCACCTCCTTATAAATGTATGTGGTTTGTGGGTTGTCTTATAGCTATCAAGTAACCTATGGTTCAAAGAACCACATCTTGCTTAGTTTATTGCAATCGTCCTTTTTCTATGATATAATATTGATATCATGCATAGAAAGGAGGACAATGCAGATGTTTGAAATGGATTATTCCCAACAGTTAGATCGTATAGATAAGCTCGCTATGCTATATCTCGAAAAAGCCTGTGATATATCTTCTATGACTGTGGAAGAATACATCAAAAAATTCAATGAGATTTCAAAAGAAATTGAGGAATCTTATAGGTGAAACAATCGCTTTTGATACCTTTGAAAGCAACTGCTGTGCCTCGTAAATCGTCATTCCCTTCAACTGCTCGGTGATTTTTGAGGCACACTCTTTTTCTTCCCCATTGAATATCGGGTAATATAATACTTTTTCATAACGTGATAACGACTTTTTCACTTCCACTATTTTCAACTTTCTCACCTCCTCAGTTTGTTGCGATTGTTTCCGTTTTGGAAACTTAACATGCAAAAAAAATAGCATTTTTCTCGCTATTCGACAGTCCGAGACAAGCGGAAATTTTCTGTATTTCACTTGCTTTAAACTCGCTTTCATTATCGAGTTTCTTATACAATCCCTGACGTGTCAATCCTGAAATCTCTGCTAACTTTTGTAGCGTAATATGCTTCTTTTTTGCAATTGCCTTTAACAGTTCGCTATTTGTCACTTTTAACCTCCTTCCTGTCACAATGCAATAATAGCACTAAGTTTCCAAAATGTCAACCCGTATTAACACTTTTCTGCATTATGCACAAAAAATGCAGTGAATTATTGTTTACATTTTAGAAACCAATATGTAAATTTTAGTTGACAATATCGCAACTTAGCTATATAATTAAAAGTAGAAAGGATGCGATATTATGACACTAGGCGGACGAATCCGAGAACTTCGCAGAAAAGCCGGTTTAACTCAATCTGCGCTTGCGGAAAGAATCGGGTATTCCACAAAAGCGAGCATCTCAAAAATCGAATCTGATGTATTGGATGTAAATCAATCAACCATTGTTGCTCTTGCCAAAGCGTTAGGAGTTACCCCCAGCACTTTGATGGGTTGGGATGACGAAGAAAACAATCCAGAAAAAAGCAACATAGCTTATGTTATAAAAGACGGGATATATAACATTCCACTTTATGAAAGCGTTTCAGCAGGTTTCGGTTCTACTGCTCAGGACTGTATTATAGATTATATACCTACAGTTATCCGTAATCCGTATGAAGCTAAAGAAACCATAGCAATAAAGGTCGCCGGCGATAGTATGTATCCTAAAATAGAAGACGGCGACACCATAGTAATCCACAAGCAGGACAGCGTTGACAGTGGGCAAATAGCTGTCGTTCTAATAGACGGTGAAGATGCCGTTGTGAAAAAAGTCAAATATGACAAATCGTGGGTTGACCTTATTTCCATAAATCCCGAATACAAAACAAGGCACTTTGAAAAAGAAGAAGTTAACAGACTGAGAGTGCTTGGGCTTGTAAAACAGATAATAAAAACGGTCTGAGGTGACAAATGAGCCTATTTAATTTACTCTTCGGTAAGAAAGAACAGCCTGTAGAAAACAACCCGACCTCTGCAGAGCCTTTTGCCGAACCAACAAATGCAGATGATGATCTTGCTAATACTCGTTTTCTTAACTGGTATGTTAAAGGAAAGCACAGTTCTTTTCCAAAATGGATGCACTATGAATGCAAAATAGACGATCCTCGTTCAAAAGAAGAACAGATGATAGGCAGAGGTTTATTACAGCATTCCGGAACAATAAAGGGCGTTACCGACTGTATTCTTACGGACGCAGGAAATGATTTTATCAAAGAGCACGCCGAATTGCTGACAGCTATAGAGTACCTGAGATACGGTATTACAGTTGACGAGTATATTTCTGAGAAAAGAAATCTTGGCGATACTGTGCCTGATGAAGTAGCGAAAGCTATACTCAGCCGAAGACTTAACGACGCTTTGCAAGAGCAACAATACTGTGCTTATCGTAACTTACTGCTTTCTTTAGCTGAACTGTCTAAAAGTTCTAAGAATTACGAGGAAAGTTTACAGTATTATCTTTACACTCTTCGCATAGATTTGTCAGGATTAGAAGATGGCGGAAATTTAGCTTCTTATCAGCTTATCATCGCTCCGGCTGTCAAAAAAGCTATTTATGAATACAAAGACTATTATGTACCTAAAATGCTTATTGCTTGTCAAAAGCTCGAAATTCCTGATTCTATCGTCAGTTTTGCGACATTCAAGAAAATTGTTGCAGACATTCTTGCAGGCAATAATACGCTTGTAACAGATTTTGTATCACAAAGAACGATGAAAAAATATGACAATGTTCCAAGTGAGGAGGAGCTTGACAGAGAAATAGCAAAACTGGGTAAAGAAATTGACGCAACGCTCCGCCGAAGGCGTAAATTGAAATGAAACTATAATGATAATCGGAAAAGCGGTCGCTGTTATTAAGCGGTTAAAGTGATGGAAAGGATATACCATATGACCTTAACAGATGTTACTAAAAAATTCCCATCGTCTCCGTTCTTATTTATTGGCTCAGGTATGTCAAGAAGATATATAAACCTTCCTGATTGGAAAGGGCTTCTTCAAGAAATGACTAAGAAGATTAATTCTGATGATTTTGCGTATAACTATTATGAAAATAAAGCAAATTCAGAAGATCTCAAATATGGCTTAATGCCTAAAATAGCAGAATTGATTCAACACGATTTTGATAACAAATGGTTTACAGACCCAACAATAAGATCCAAAAGTCAAATAGTTAAAGACCAAGTAAAACAAGGAGTATCACCATTTAAAGCAGAAATTGCAAATTACATAAAAAATAATACTTCTATTAACTACGAATACCAAAATGAAATTAACCAGTTAATATCAGCATCTAAAAAAAGTATTGCTGGTGTTATAACTACCAATTACGATTCTTTCTTAGAGGATCATTTTACTGATTACAAAAAATACGTGGGACAAAATCAGCTAATTTTTTCCGCCATTCAAGGTGTCGCAGAAATCTATAAAATACACGGTTCTATAGAAGAGCCTAACTCGATTGTAATTAATTCTTCTGATTATGCAGAATTTAACAGGAAAAGCGCGTATTTGGCAGCTAAATTAATGACGATTTTTTTGGAATACCCAATTATTTTCATGGGATATTCGATAAACGATCGTAATATCCTTGACATTATACATTCAATAGTCGATTGTTTAAATGAAGAACAACTCAATCAATTGTGCGATCGGTTCGTGTTCATTGAATACGATAGTTCAAAAACAGAACCGGAAATAGCCCAATATACATTAATGATAGATACATATCCTTTGTTAATGACTAGAATTATAACAGCTGATTTTCTGCCTATTTATGAGGAATTGTTAAAAAGAAAATCAAAATTGCCTGTAAAGTTGTTGCGTCTATTCAAACAAGAAATATACAATTTTGCAATTAACAGTAAAGCAACTTCAAAAATACAAGTTACCGATTTTGATGACGAGCGAGTTTCCGATGATGATCTCGTATTATCTATAATAGGAAAAACAGATAATATAGGTAAAAAGGGGCTAAAAGGCATTACCGGCGATGATTGGTATCGTAACATAGTATTAGGTGATCTCGGCTTTTCTGCTGATGATTTACTTGAATGTGCGTTTTCTACAATTCGCAAACAAAATTCAGATAAAGTGCCAGTTCATAAACTTTTAAGTCAAGCTACTAAACAATTTCCAGAATGCACCGAATACGCTAGGGCACAAACCTTTGACAAGATAATATCAAAATCAATAAAAAATGCGCGTTCATCTTTAACCAGTGACTGCCATTCAGTTTCTAGCATACAAAAATATTATAAAGATGATTTGGAAAAATCAACTAGATACATGGCTTACTTAACAGAAGATGAATTTGACCTGCAACAGCTTGAACAATTTTTGTCTGACTTGTTTAAAGACAAAAATATACTTGCTTCATCTAATCCACAAACTCGAACAAATATAAGACGTTTAATTAGAGTGTATGACTACTTAAAATGGGGAAAAAGAAAAGAGCCTTTTGACTAAAGCACATACAAGCATGCACCGTACAAAAGACCCCTTTATGAAGTGAATATAAAAACTCACCATCTGATACAGCACTTAAATAATGTGACGTATCCTTTAGTGTTATTCATTTTCTTCATTCCAGGTTTCATTATATCATATAAAGAGCAAGATGTAAATATACATTTTGTAAAATTTTTTTCGTTTCTGTTTGTGTTTTATGTAGAAATAAGAAATATTACAGCACACTACAAATTCACCAGTGGGAAAACTATAAAAAGGAGGTATCACAATGCCCGATTATGCTATATACCTGCGTAAATCCCGTAAGGACAACGAAGCCGAACAGCGTGGAGAAGGCGAAACCCTTGCCCGTCACAGGAAACTGCTACTCGATTACGCAAAGTGCGAGGGACTTCGCATAGCTAAAATCTATGAAGAAGTCGTTTCCGGAGAAAGCATTGCAACACGTCCGCAAATGCAGTTGTTACTTGCCGATGTGGAACAGGGGCTATATGACGGCGTACTTGTTGTCGAGGTCGAACGTCTGGCTCGTGGCGATACAATGGATCAGGGGCTTGTCGCTCAGACTTTTAAGTACAGCAACACAAAAATATACACTCCTATGAAAGTTTACGACCCGAACAACGAATTTGACGAGGAGTATTTCGAGTTCGGGCTATTCATGAGCCGCAGAGAGTACAAAACCATTAACCGCCGTCTTCAGCGTGGCAGGAGAGCTTCTGCGAGTGAGGGAAAATACATTGCCGGCAGAGCACCATACGGGTATGAGAAAATTAAAATCCCGAATGATAAAGGAAACACGCTCCGCATTATTTCCGAACAGGCAGAAGTCATAAAGCAGATATATGACTGGTATGTCAACGGCCTTGACGGTGAAGATGCAGGACTTAGCAAAATAGCTACCAAACTTAACAGCTTAGGCATAAAGCCATATCGGAACGATTACTGGAGCAAAGAAACTCTGCGTGATATAATCACAAACCCGGTGTATGCAGGCTTTATTCGATGGGGATACCGCAGGAACAAAAAAACTGTAATAGACGGAAAAACGGTAACAAGCCGTCCTGTAACTCTCGATGAAAACTGCGTGCTGTCAAAAGGTCTGCACGAAGCTATAGTCACACAGGAGCTATATGATAAAGCACAGTGCAAAATCAAGTCTGTACCTCCGCCACCTGTCGGATACAAGAAAGAACTTAAAGGCTCTCTTGCCGGAATAGTAATATGTAAAAATTGCGGTCATAAAATGACTTTAAGAAGTCCGAGTACGAAAGGTAAACCTCCGTATCTTGTATGCCATTACCGCTACTGCGATAACGTATCTACGCCGTATGATATAGTCGAAAAACGTGTACTTGATACGCTGAAAGAATGGGCAGAAAAATACAAGCTCAAGGAGAAGCAAAACAAGAAGAATAGCTCCAGCTCTATAGATATGCTGCAATCTTCTGTTGAAAGTGCTAAGAAAAAAGTCGCAACGCTACAACAACAGCTTGACGGCATGTGCGATCTGCTTGAACAAGGCATATATACGCCCGATATGTTCCGTCAGAGATCTGTTTCTGTAACAGAAAGAATCACAAAAGCCAAAGCAGAATATGAACAACTTTCTGAACAGCTTGTATCTACGGAAAAGCTGTTGACCGAAAAATCAGAGTTTATTCCAAAAGTTGAACACGTTCTGAAAATATACGACACTCTAAGCACTCCGGCTGATAAAAACAGAGTTCTCAAAGAAGTAATCGACCACGCCGAGTATTCTAAAGCAAAAAGCGGCGCATATAAAGGCGTGTCTGTCGATGATTTTAATCTTACAGTGTTCCCGAAAATGCCTTTGTAGTCATAAATGTTATAGTGCGTGTATAGATGAAATCTTCGGCGGCTATCCGTGGTATCACAACGAGGAAATTCTCTACAAACCGGGCTTCCCGTGGGCTTGCTCGACCGCATCCCGTGCGGATCTGCTCTGCGACGGGCTACTGGGTGACATCGACCCGAATGATTATGTCAACTTCTGCTGTAACGAAACGCTGAAGAACACCGAATATCTCGATACCGACAGTCGCAAGGACAGACGTATGCGTGAGATGTTCATGCTGAACTTCTATTGGTTTATGCAATGCCTGCTTGACCGCAAAGACAGAATGAGCATGGCTCATGGGCTTGAGGTCAGGGTGCCGTTCTGCGACCACAGGATTGCCCGTTACGCTTTCAATATTCCGTGGGAGATAAAAGCGGCAGACGGCAGAGAGAAAGGCATTGTCCGCCGTGCGATGAAAGGCATACTACCCGACGATGTGCTTTGGCGCAAGAAATCACCGTATCCCAAGACCCACAACCCGACCTATCTCGCCGAGGTTATCCGCAGGATGAGGACCGTGCTTGCCGACAAGGATTGCCGCCTTACCGAGATTGTCAGCCGTGAAAAGCTGTTACGGCTGTGCGACGATCCGACACTGTTTGAGGGCAACTGGTACGGTCAGCTTATGACCTCGCCGCAGATTTTTGCATACCTATTACAGATAGAATACTGGCTCAGGCGGTATGACGTGAGGCTCGACAGGCAATAAGCATAGAAAACGGGTATCGGCATTTTACCGATACCCGTTTCAGCTTATAGGAAAAGTCTGTTTTTTATAAAATAGAGTGGATTCCATATCCCTATAAGAATGCTTTGTTGGCTTTGCGACCACAATCGCAGGGAAGCAAAACAAACAGAGCGTTCATTTAAAGGCAAGGGTGATAGTGCGAGGCGAGGCGGTTGATGTGCTTTTTGAGAGGGTTGTGGGAATGGAAAGGTTGGTGGGTGTAAAGCAACCCCTCAGTCTTGACGGCAAAAAAGTTTGCAACATAAAAATGGTTGGCATATCGCAAGCAGAAAGCAATAATATCAAGGCTTGTGCCTTGCCGTCAATCCACCTCCCTTTGACAAGGGAGGCAAGGGTGTTGGCGGTTTTCGTGGGATAG